CTCAAATACTGGGAATCTTGGCTGTTGTTGTAATGTTTGTAAAGTTAAAAAGCCATGTATCTGAATTGCAAAAAGATGTGAACGACATAACAAGAAGAGATACTTACGCTCAAGTTGTTAAACTTCGGGCAGAACTAGATAGTTTAAAAGAATCTACTTCCGAAAAAACTAAGGCGCTATTTGATTTATGGAACCAAAAATTGAAATAACCAAGGAAGCTGATGCTCACCTCTGCTCTATCATTGAGCGGGAGAAAGCTGAAGGTGTGCTACTGTCTGTCAAGGGTGGAGGATGTGCTGGCTTCTCCTACGACTGGCAGGTGGTTCATGAGCCATCAGGTGAGGCAATACCCCTGTCTAAAGGAACTCTCTATATCGATCCCCTGGCAGTCATGTATGTCATAGGCACTGTACTTGAGTACAAACAGGACTTATTTGGTACTATATTATCTTTGGATAATCCTAATGTTGCTTCGGCCTGTGGCTGTGGTGAAAGTTTTTCCCTTAAGCAAGACGATTCCGTTGGTCGCATGGGATGGGATTGATATGTGGTTCTGGCATAGCACCTTGTTAAATTGGGTGGAGCGTCAACTTGTCAGACTAAACTCCTGGCTATGGACCCAGAAGGCGCGCCGATTGCGTGAGTACCAGCGTCATAAGAAGTGAACATCTACATACGAGGGATTTTCAGGGTTAAACATATCCTCTATGTCAAACCAATTTTCTACGGGACAGTTGTCGCGTAACCCTTTGCATACCTGTGCATGTTTTTGTGGGAGGTCGGGCCATATCTCAGAGCACAATGGACCGTAGAGTCTGCGCAGCTTTCTTTCTACCTCAGGACGCCAAGTCAGTTTAACTTCCACAATTATAAGAGACTCAGGTGACAGCAAGATAATGTCAGGCTGGGCAAAACCTCGTCCGCGAATGTCTTCGAACTGAAACCATTGGCCCTTAAGAATCTCTGCGTCTTGGTAGCAAGTATCGATGTACTTCTTTATTTTCTTTTCAAATCTAATACCCTGCAGCATTGCTGGAGAGCGATAAGAATTAGACAGAAAAGAAGGAGGTTCAATTAGTAGAGCCTGTTGTAGACCCCGAATGGAACGTCTTCGCCCCACTTATTCTTCCTCTTCAGGCTCCGGTTCATCCCCTAGAATTTTTACACCATAGTCAGCCTGTCTAAGAAAAATCCTTATTTCAGCGATTGGTCGACTCCAGGCCATATGTGACACCACTGAACCCCAGCCATATGCCGATACCATCGATGGAACTCCAATTAGCTCGTAGTGATTTCTAGGGGAGTATACATACAAGGAGCCACCGCTATTACCGTAGATTATAGGGGAGGTTGAGAGGTATAGGTCATTGCCATCCTGATCCCTACCATACCCAGCCAAGAGGCCCATCGTAGGGAAGGGAGGTTTACCTAGTCCTGCACCTACAGCATAAACCGTCTGAAAAATCCAGGGGCCATCATCCTTATCCTCTGGATAAATCCTAGCTACATAAGGCATAGGACGCTCTTCATCCTCTACCTTCAAGAGAGCTAGGTCTCTACTCTTATCGTAAGCCATGATCCTTGCTAGGCGACCTACGGTTCCTACAGCAGTCGAATAGTTATTATACTCCCACAGATCAATGTTAACAGGTCGCCTAGTCTCGGTCTCTACCTGCTCTTTTCTTTTAGAATCCCAAACCTTAGAAAGCTTTACATAGTTCTGAATGACATGCCAGTTAGTCAGAATAAAACTTTCGTATTTCTGATCTTCATTCTGCTTGGAATAAATTACTGTTCCCGAACCCGAACCATTTCCCAGGCGCACCAGAACAGTTGGATAGAGCATCTCCATGTGTTCTTGCTCTGGAATTACACCACTCTTTTTAGGATTCGCAAAACCTAAAGTTGAGGCGCAACCTACAGCTAGAGCTAAGGCTATGGCAAAAAATATTTTCATTATTCCTCCGAACAAAAGCGTTCCCAAATTTCGTTGTGTGCAATGATACCGATCTCGGTTTCCCTGGTCAGCATATCCTCACCGGAAACTAAGATAGGTCTGACCCAAGAACAGCCACCATTACTTACGAAGCCACCGCTGCAGCCTGTTATGCCGATCCCCGCTACTAAGACGACCAAGATCAGCATCCAGTTTTGTGCGAGCCTTCCCTTTTTCCAGTGAGCTTTTAGCATTTTTAAGACTGGCCGATTTAGACCCGGCTTTATAGGCAAATAACAGAGGAGCAAGCTTGGCTATAATACCAAAGACTTTTACTACAATGCTGGCAACAGAAAACATCAGACAGCACTGTCTTCCTCTTCAGCTTTCTTCTTATCTTCGATGCCCGTCTGCTTCGCTCTACCAAATGTCAGTGAGAGCCACTCAATGATTTTGTAAGCTCTGCCCATCAATGAACTAGGGTCTGGAGTCTTGGTGCCGTTTATAACAAGAGATGCTGCAGCAACAACTCCCAAGACACCCCCAAAAATTGCGTCTCTTGCGTCCCATACGTTTGTCCACCAAGAGATTGTTTCAACAGGATCAGCCATGGTTTCCCCCTCCTTCGGGAAATGAATCCGAAATGATATGTAATTTTAACCTTTCTAAGGCTAAACAGCAATCGCTTTCGTGCAGATTACCACCTATTATAACCTCGTTATCTCCACCTTCTTGAAATAAAAGGAAAATCCCGCCGCACCACTTGCCGCTATCTACTTCTAGGATAACTTTTTCCTTCGCCTTTTCCAGGTAATCCTCACCCGCAATAATCTCAGCAGATTTTTTCGTGGTAAAGTCAATGACTTCAGACATCTAAAAGCTCCGTATACGGTTGCAACTTTTCTTTCTTAGACTGTTGTAGTTTCCAGAGTTCCGGAATCATACCAGAACCTAGAACTTCAATGTCTAAATCTACATCAAATCTCTGGACTAACTTCTCAAAGTCCTGTGCTTGGGCCAGTAATTCCCCGGTAGTCCAGAAGCTTTTGCCTCCGATATTAACTTCAAGGAATTTGGGACTTCCTTCTGTTTTGAGTTTTTGCTCTTTCTTAGAGGGGGCCTTTGCCAAGCATGAATCAAATCCATACAGCTTAAAATCCCTAAAGCCTAAGGTATGAAAAAGACCTACCGTTCTCATGGCTGCGCATGTCCCTCCCGTGACAAGCATTTTATTTTCCATTATCTTTTGCTTAGATACTGCATGGGAAAATGCGTGCCAACCAATAACTCTAGCACCTTTATCTAGTAAAAACTTTGTAACCGAAGGCTCTGTCATAGAGGCGACAAGGAATATAGTTCTGTCATTGAAATTTTCGAATAGTGTTCTGCGCACTATACCATGTGTGCTGGTACCGTCAAGAGGTCTGGGGTCTAGAATTATACAGGCCCACGGCACAATTCCTGCTTCAAGTAACACAGGATAAGAATGCTTTACGCAAACTATGCGACGGGGAGGTACACCCAGGGAAGGAATCATATCCTCTTTTATATCTTGAATTGAGTCTGACAAAGATGGTCCTCCCGAACAAATGAGAGCCGTCTCTCTATGCCAGTGATATTTCTTTCCTAGCCACGTATCAATCAACTTTAGATTTTCATCTATGTTTGTGTATATCTCTTCCTTTTCCACACAATCTATAGGGTTAACTATGATAGGTACAGCTATGCGATTTTTGTTAGGTGGTTCTTCTCCTTCCAGGACGAGGACAGCGAGGTGCGTAATGCCTCCTCCCAGAACCATATCTTGCGAAGGAAGAACCCATTTATCTCCTTCCAAGGAATCAAAAACTTTATTGGTTCCCTGATGTTCTTCCTTAGGTTCATAACCCGCTTTGTCCTTCTTAAAGTAATCATCAAAGACAATAACCTTTGAACCCTCCAGATGTTCGTAATCATTTCTTGTTGTTTCTATGGAATGACCGCCATCAATGAAAGCAAAGTCTACCTTGTGATGTTTAAGAGTTTCTCTCGTATTGCCCTTGACAAGACGATATGAAAAGCGTCCATCGAATTGCTTAACAAGAGAATCAAAGAGGGGAGATATATCAGACATCTTTACCCGGCTCTTTGAATTCAATTCTTCTTTGTCAAGGTCTTCATTACCCTCCTCGAAAAGATCATAGCCTGTATAATGAACTGGACTGTCATGGGCTAAGAGGGCAGCACGACACATCTCTAAAGAATGCTTACCGTTCCAGGTTCCTGTTTCAAGAAGAGACTTAGGCTTATAAAAGCTAACCAATTCGACAAGCTGGTTATATCTCATTGCCGGATGTAGTCGTTCCTTTTCAGGCCCTTTGAAATGCTCCATATATTTAGAAAGCTTAGAACCGTTAAACGCTTGTAAGTCTTCACAGTCAGGAGATAAATTAAAAGTTGTCATCCCGTGCGCCTTATGCAAATTTAAGAGACGCTCGAAGATGAATCCATCATGCCACTCCCTGAAAGTTATAACCTCTCCTGAATTATAAATGCCACGCAAGTCCAGAAGAATTGAATGTGTTCTTATGGAATTCAAATTAAAGGCAAGAAAGCTTGTCTCTGAATAGTCGGCTGCCTTACGTCCCAGATGTGTAAGTTCTACATCCTCCGGCAGAAACTTTTTTAATTCCTTGGTAGGAAACTTCTTGGTGGTACGGGTATCTGCGTCGAGCCATATAAGCCAGCCGGGTTGGTCATCTTCCATACGCATTTCGGAAGCAATGGCAGTCATAGCATAAACTTTGTGACACCATTTGATTGCATCCATGCGCCAGTTATAAGCTTGCGATCCATTAGCAGTACCGTTATGAGGCTTGTGCTTCTCACGGTATGCAAGCATTTCCTTGTCATGCATCAAGTTGCGATAAAAAATATTCTTTGCTTTTGGCGCATCGGCAGGCAACTCACCATCATGATAGTATGCGTAAAGCTTGACCCTTTTAGGCCAATGCTTAAAGGATTCAATAAATCTTTTAGCGTAAGCTTCCCATGAGTTGACATGAAAGCTAGTAACTACTTTTATATTATTCTTCATTTGTTCCTATAATGCTCCAGTTCTTGAAACCACTTATTAGCATAGAGAGTCTTCTCATAATTTTTAAACCAAGGACCACCTTCCGTATAATGAATTGCTTTGGGAACTTCATCATCCCCGATAATTGAATTCCATTCTTCAGGTATCTCTCCGATCTCTTTCTCGTTTAGCCACTTGAATTGATGTAGCCAACTTCCCGATTCTTTATTTACTTCTGCAGGAGAAAGAACTCGTGTGCCCCAGTGCTTTAAATTCCATAAACAAAGACTAGACCATAATTTTTTATCGTAAGAACTCTGAACCATGCCGTCCATTTTCTTATCATTGGCCGGATGGAATTGAAATTTACGACACATAACAGGGTATTGTTCATCGCGCAGATCGAACAACTTCTTGATGTCTTCCAGAAACAGAAAATCACAATCGACAAAGAGTGCCCACTCAGCACCTTTTTTCTTAGCTAGATCAGGAACCAAGAATCTGGTGTGCGAAAACTCTGTTGAAAAGGGAAGGCCATCTACGCCATCCATGAACTGACCATCGCCTCGAATAATCCAGGGTCGCCAGAATAATCCTTGTCGCCTAAGTTCACGATGATTTAGGGGAATGACTTCAACAGGAACAGAAGCTCTCCGCACAATTGAATGGCGGCAAACTTCATAGGCTATGTCTTCACGAGAATCATAGCCAACATAGATCAGTAATTTTTCTGCCATAAGTATATCTGCCGCAGTAAATATAGTATAGATATGGCATAAATATTACACCTAGTCAAGTTATTAGTCTTGACGGAAGGCTCTCAAAGCGTGGTCACCAGTCATAAGTAAAGGTCTCCTAAACGTAGGCACCTTACTAGTGAAGTAGTATCTACTTTGCGGTCCAAATACAGCATTCATTGCACGCTTTTC